AGCGACAAGCTCACGATACGCCTTCGCCCATCCGGGCTTCGAGTCAGCTACGACAATTACCGTGTCCGACTCGTTCATCGAGTCACTGATGACGGGTAGCTTATTTATGTTGTCACGCTCGACAGAGAAGCCTACACCCGTGCCGCACATCAAAATATACATACACTCGTCGAAGGCACGGGTGCTGTCGACAGGAATGTACGAACAGTTGTAGCCGCAGATGTTGTCCCGAGCAAGAGCCGGACCTGCAGTCATCATCGCACGCATCGACGGCATAATTTCCAAGCCCAAGATAGCATCGCGCAAGTCTGTGATGTCCGCCTCCGACATGTCGAAGTTGTGCTTACCCTTGACCTGATAGATCATAAACTTCAGGTAACGCTCGACAGTCTCGTCCCAGTTCTCACGGCGCTGTTCATCGTCGAGCCAGCGTGCGTAACGTGACTTGTGTATGAATTGCTGATACGGTGTAGGCAACATGTTATTCATCTTCTATCTCCCTTATGAGTTTATCTAAGTACCACTTCGCCTTCTCTAGGTCTTGAACGCCGTTCTTGTAACGATAACGCCAGAGATACTTTATTATGTTTCCTTGCAGGTAGTATTGGTAGCCTTCGTCTGTGGCAGCACGTATAGCGTCGATGCACTCAATCCCTGCTTGATTATAGTGAGGTGGCGAATTGACCATATCATTATGACTGTTCGCCCACGCCGCGTTTGCCATACCCTGTAAACTTTCCTGTTCCATCCGCTTCCTCATGTACTCTTCGTGTCTCATTGTGTCTTTCCAAAAGTGACCTTAACGATGTTGGTTTCTGGATCGTGCTTCACATCCGGCTTGTTACCTGTCTCTTCAATCATAGCCTCCTGTACAGCCTCGAATTGCAGACGAGCAAGACCTGCTTGCATTACACGGTCAAAGTCTGTTTCCATTAGTTCAACAAGACCAGACAGGATGACGGAACCCGCAGGAATGTACTCGTCGTCCTCATCCTCTACAGATGTATCATACGCTGTCATCATTACATGATCATCGTCATCCCCCTGTCGAAAGATAAGATACCACCTTTCGGGCAAAAGACTTGCTCTCTCTAGCGTTGACTGCATCTCTTTGTCATCCATTCTTACACCACTCCTCTGGAATAGAACCTTCGGCCCACTGAAAGCCGTGTTTGGTAGCCCAGTCACCATACGTGGTTTTTGAACCCTTGTAAATCTTGTTCGAGGCGCGGATAAATACAAACCTAATATCTAAGTCTGGATTCTGTTCCTTAACGAGCAGCATCTTCACCCGATCCCCTTTGTCAAGATGCCCTTTAGTTTCCACGTACACATTTGTGTCCGGGAAGTAAAAGTCGGGAGTGTAGGTTCGCGGCTTGGGAACATACACAACCCGCTCCTTCTCATACTCAAAAGATATACCCCGCTCAACAAGCTTACGAGCGATATTTGACTCAAATTGTGATCTAAACTTTATCTTTCTCATCAACCTTGCAGCGGAAACGCTCCCTTTATCAAGTTGAGCCTTTTTAACAGATACTGTTCTACTTTTGGGGTATATTTTTTTAGACGTGATAGTTCCTCGTTTAGGGGAATCGTCGGAATACATACAGCTGTGCCCATTCTCAAGTGTTGATTGATTTGTTGAAACTCGTCTTCAATACGCACAATGTCACGCGCCTCTGTCTCAAAGGTAAGGTATCCCGAATCCGAGTAATTATTACGCAAAGTTAAAGGCAGCGAACTATCAAGGTTTCGCACTTTGACTAGCGCAGGTTCGCCGCCTTTACTCTCGTGACTATCTATGTACAGATGTCTTATCTGCGGATTGAGTCCCAGCAACTTGAGATCATACGTGCTGGTGTAAATAACAGGCATATCATAGTTCCTTCTTCACCAGCTTTGTGTACCACGTCATCGGCGGGTTCTTGGCCTTCGAGGTAATCTTCGGGTGGTACTCTGCACTCTTCCAACAGTGTTCCTTGAACGAACAGAAAGTGCAGGTCTTCGGCATGAGCCGGTTGCCTGTTTCAATCTTCTCACCTTTAACTGTGTAAACTTCTGGGACAGAAGTAAACGGCACCCTGAACTTGGCATCGGTGACAATAGCGTGTACACGTTTGGCGGCTTCTTCAAGGTATGTCTTACGATCTTCTTCCTGATCGTATGGTGCCTCTACAAAGTCCCACTCACCACTCGACTTGTTGATGGCAATCCAACCACCGAAGGGCAAGCCTTTAGATTCGGAATACAGGAACCCCTGCATGATGTAGCCAAACGGATCATCTTCCTTAATGGCGTCGTAACCGCCGCGTCCCGAGAACTTGTTTTCAAATGACCACGGACTTGTGGATTTGATGTCCCACACCTTCTCGTCGATAATGACATCTAAGGTTCCGTTGATGGTTTGCCCATCGAGTTCGAGGGAACACTGACTCTGTTCCTGTTCGACTTTGATGCCAGCACCCTTCATAATCAGAACGGCAGCAGCCTCTACCAGATCACCAATAAGGAAGCGAACAAGATCGTTGTACGCAACGTCTTGCTTCAGTCCCTGTTTTTCCAACTGTTGCTGGCACAGGGGACGCCCGATACCGGACATGCGAATTCTGTAGTCGGAGTTACGGCTAAATTGCTTACGTATTGCTGCCTTACAGTCTTCCCCAAATGCCTCAATAAGGTCGTCGAGACGAGAGGAGTCAATCTCCCCTCGTCCCGCTTTTTGCAGGAAGTCCTGTACTTCCAAGAGGTGAAGCATCAGCTTGCGAAGCGTTGCGCTAAGTCGAGGTCTTCATCATTCATCGACATCTTGATCGCTGCCTTGTACTCAGTCATCACAGACTCGTTGTGACCCTTGACAGTCTCACCAAACAGTTTGATCAGGTTTTTGTCTTCCTCAGAGATAGATACCTCTTTCACAAGACTGAGTTTAGGTGTCCAGAAAATGACGCTGCCGTTCTTCTTCTTCTCAGTAGACAGTTCGATCACTGCCTTCTGCATCAAGATTTTACGACGGGTCAGTTGCTGATCAATAAACTCACGTACAGGGCGGAAACCCGAACGTTTGAAGTAAGCCATAAAAGGCACGTTCTCCAAAGGAGTCGCACTTCCATCAGCAGCCGTCGCATCTGGAGCATCCAAGACGCCGTAGATGACTTGATTGCAGTTCACCGACTGGCTCAGAACGACACGGGGATCGTCATCAGGCAATGCGTCTTCTTCGGCTCGTGTCAGCCGTCCGCACTTATTACCGCCAGCATTGTCAGGAAATTCGCCAGACAGGGTGGGCCGCTGCACAGACTTACAGGAAAATTTCTGCTCGTCCTGACTCCACACTGACCACTCGTATGTACGCATCAGCGGACGGATATGCACTTTGTCAGAATAACTCGGTCCCGAGCCATTCCAAATACGCCACGCACCCCGCTTCAACGTAATACCGTCGTCGTTCTCTGCTTCATAATTGATCGTTAGTCGTGGTAAACCCACGCGCGGAGTGGAGTCCACATCTGCTTGACCTGACATCTTCATCAGGGCTTCTTCGTCTCCCGCATCAAACGCGGTCAAAAAGTTATTCAGTTCATCGTTCATCGTAGAAAGTTCTGTACCCATGATATCCTCACAGTTGGGTGTTGAAGGTAGATGTATTATACTGTAAAGACTTCCTCCAAGTCAAGCCAGTTTTTTCCCATTTTTAATTCTATTCCGACAGGCATGTCATAACGTATACCATAACGCCGCTGCGTCTCTTCGGGTATGCTGATCATACTTTTTGCCATGATATCAATACACTGCCTCTCCTCGCCCGGATACACATCCATGACAATGGAATCATGCACGGTGTTACAGATCACAGACTGTAAGCGACTGTCTTTTAACGATTTATACAACATAACAAGGGCGATGGGTAAAAGGTCTGCGGTGGCAAATCCCTGCACGGGATAGTTGCAGATGGCTGTCCGGTTAGTGGCAGTGCCCCACTCAGTCCAGCGGGTTCCCGGGAAACAATACTGCCGACCGGACGGCAACTTGATGTGGCTCTTGGTGACCGCGTCCCGCTGCAGGAGTTCGTGCCAGTCGCTCACACCGCTGTATTTCTGTTTGAAGGCACGATAGTACCGCTTCTGATCATCAGTACCGCTGACGCCTCCGTAGAGAGGCTTGAAGGTGTGCGCCTTTGCTTCTTGACGAGTACAACCAATGATACTGGCTGTGTAGTTGTGAACGTCCGTACCCGCATCTACGTCATTACGAATTGCATCGTCTTTGGCAAGGAACCCGGCAACCCGAAACTCTAGCTGTGAGTAATCACCCTCAAGGATCGAACCGCCCTCGAACCGACTCTCGACAGCCTTGCGAATGATGAAGG